CTACCCATATAGCGTCGTACATATGACCACGCATAACCTCAGTGCCAAAATATTGCATAACCCACCTTGGTGTCACAGGCTTTCCGAATTTTTCACTCCAAAATTTATCAGGCTGTTCTCGCCAATGTCTGCTTGACTCTGTGTCTCCCTCGAGCATACTTCTATCCCAGTTGAACATAGACGCAACAGCATCTTTCAAACTCATGGCAAAACTATCCTTTTGATACCCATGATTGTCGACCAAATGTTGTGCTACAGTGTCTTTACCTGAACCTATTAAACCTACTATGCCTATTAACATAGGTTTATTATACTATTTTTTTAAACGTTTTTCAATCTCTTTTATTGCTCTTTTTACTGAATGTAAGATCTGACTGCGAAGACTTTTTTTACGTTCTTTAAGGGCCTTTATACTAAGGTTTTCCAGTTCAGTCACAACTTCTTCTAGTTCATCCAATGTAAGATCAGAGTAATTTTTGTAATTGGATTTTTTCATGTTGTTGGTATTTAAATGTAGTTAATTAACTATTAACCAATAACAAAACTGTGCGGCGTGCCACCTTCGGAATAGTTCCCAATTTCAAGTTCAAGCCTTTCCATTTCCTGCATACCCTGTTGTTTAAGTTCTGCTCCGTTCAATGTGGTTCCGCCCTGCGGTCCTGCTATCTGTGTGAACTTTCCTCTTGCTTCACCTATCATAACTTTTGATACTGCTAAAGTATAATCTCTGATCCACGGTTTTGAATAGATATCTTTGAAAAGTGTTATGTCTGGTCTAAAGTTGTCTGTGTGCATCAGCACTGTTTCATTGTCGGCTCTTGGCTTTTGTGTAATGGTTAGTTTTTTTGTTGCAACATCAAAATGAAACTGTATAAAACTTCCAAATAATTTTCCCACAAGTTCCTGATATGACGCAAAGGCATAGTAAGTTGCCAACCCACCAGTTGCACCTGCTCGTAAAAGATATGTGTTTGTGTATGCCAAATTAAAAGGTTCGAACAGTGTTCCACCTTCTCCGCCTTCTGTCCTTGATCCAACTGTTCTTCTGTGTAAACTTCTCACATTTATAATTTCATCCGGTAAGATATATGTGTTTTGGTCTTTTTTTAATTCTAGAAATGCATATGATTCTTCAACAGCGTTTGAGGATCTCTGTCTAAACTTGTTGATTGCCCGTTCTAGTGCCGTTTGATAGTGTTTTGGGTCTAATTCAACGTCAATCATTCCGTCGCCGAGATTATTTTTTACATAATCGAATATCTCTTGTTGACCTGTTTGTAGTTCTGACATACTCATATTTATAGCCTTTGCCTTGGCAATAAATATGTATGATATGCCAAGATTATCCATTTTTAAGCCTGAAAAGGGCAATGACTACAAGTTCTTTGATCGAAACATTAGAGAGATGTTTCAGGTGGGAGGTACAGATCTACACCTACACAAATACCTAGGACCATACGATCAAGGGGACACAAACAAGGACGGAGCCGCATCTCCCACACAACCTCAGTACTCTGGTGATAGTTTGAATGAGAGAACCATACAGGATTTGTTATTTCTAGAAAACAGAGACAGGAAATATTCAGATGATGTCTATGTCGTTAGAGGAATATACAACGTACAAGATGCAGACTTTAATCTATCGCAGTTTGGCATGTTCTTACAGAATGACACATTGTTCTTAACTGTTCATTTAAATGACATTGTGGAAAGAATCGGAAGGAAGCCAATGAGTGGTGATGTGATAGAATTCCCGCACATGAAGGAAGATTATTCGTTAGATGAGAGTGTGCCTATAGCACTGAAAAGATATTATGTTGTTGAAGATGTAAACAGAGCGGCAGAAGGATTCTCGCAGACTTGGTGGCCACACTTATTAAGATTAAAAATGAAAACACTAGTCGACTCTCAGGAATTTAGAGATGTAATTGGTGACGCTACAACAGAAGGTTCTGTGGCCAGTTACATGAGTACATACAACAGAGAAAAAACAATTAATGATCAGGTTGTTGCTCAAGCAGAAGCAGATGCACCTAAGGCAGGATTCAATTACAAACAATATTATGTTGCACCCATCGATGAAAGGGGCAATATTAGAACAGATAATGTAAACACAGAGGCACAGAGAGCCAGCGGTGATAAGAGTGTGAATGCAGTCATTGATACTCCTGCAAGTTCTCACTATGGATTTTATCTAGATGGTGATGGTGTTGCTCCAAATGGAAATCCAGCTGGGTTTGGTATATCTTTCCCAACGTCTAATGTTGACAAGGGTGATTATTTCTTGAGGACTGACTACTTGCCAAACAGATTATTCAGATATGACGGAAACAGATGGGTGAAGATTGAGGATTCCGTCAGGATTAATATGACCAACACTGATGGTAGACTAAATTATAAGACTGGATTTGTTAACAATACAACGGAGTCAACAATAAACGGACTCACAGTCACACAAAGGCAATCACTTTCGAATGCGCTAAAACCAAAGGCTGACAATTAATGCTACATTTTTACGAAGGACAGGTTAGGAAATTTTTGACGCAGTTTATAAGAATATTGAGTAATTTTTCTGTTGAAACTGGAAAGACCAGTGACGGTTCTGTAAATTTACGTGCAGTGCCTGTAGTTTACGGAGATCCCACAAGACAAGTAGCAAATATCATAAGGAACAACAGTGAAAACGCATTGAATTTTGCTCCTAAAATTGCCGCATATGTGAGAGAACTAAATTACGACAGAGAAAGAATGCAAAATCCTTATCATATTGAAAAGCAACACCTACGTGAGAGAGATGTAGACAGTGACGGAAATTACACAAATCAATTGGGTGCAGGTTACACAGTTGAAAAGGTGATGCCTTCACCTTTTAGGCTAGAAGTTACGGCAGATATATTTTCATCAAATACCGATCAAAAATTACAAATCATGGAGCAGATTCTATATCTATTCAATCCGGATTTTGAAATACAAAAAACAGACAATTACATTGATTGGACCAGTTTAAGTTACGTTGAACTTACGGGGATTACATTCAGCTCTAGGACTATTCCTGTTGGTGCGGAGAGTGAAATTGATGTTGCCTCATTAACTTTCAGCATGCCTATATGGTTGTCTCCACCTGTAAAAGTAAAAAAACTAGGAGTTGTGCAAAAAATAATTATGAGCATATACGACGATGACGGTGGCATAGCCAAAGGTTTGATAGATGGAGAGCTAATTTCGAGAAGTTTCATCACACCAAACAATTTTGGTCTATTAGTGACAGGTAATCAGTTGAGATTGCTGGGCACCACCGGAGTAAACGTCAAATCCGGCGGCGATGGATTTCAGACAGGTGCTAATGAACCAAACAATTTCGATCCTTTTGAAACATTTGGCCCACCAGTCAATTGGAAAATCCTGTTAGATCAGTACGGGAAAGTAATAAATGGAACATCACAGATAAGGCTTACACAACCAAACGGAAATCAGATCGTTGGTACTATCGCCACCACAACATTAGACGATACCATATTGCTTTATACCATTGACAGTGACACCATACCAAGCAACACACTGACTGCGGTTAAGAAAATTATCAATCCAGCAACGTTCGATCCAGGCACACCTGCCAATGGTGACAGGTATCTTGTGATAAATGATGTTGGAGATTCAACAGCAAGTTTCCAAAGTGCTACTTGGGGAACGTTGGTAGCTAGTGTAGGTGATATAATTGAGTACAATAGTGCAACCGGTAAATGGAATGTGGCCTTTGATGCGTCCAATCCTGATTCAACTCAGCACTACGTTACAAACCTTAACACAGGTATTCAATACAGATTCAATGGCACGGAATGGTTGAAGTCATACGAGGGCGTCTACACCCAAGGTAATTGGAGTATTGTTTTAGATGGTGGTAACACTGCGTATGACCCATCCCTTGACGCAACTACTCCTTGATAATCTAGTACATTATTGTTATAATAAGATATGAAAGAAAACATAGTCTGTTCCGGCGCACTGTTCTATTCCACCAGCACAAAGCGTTTCCTGTTCCTACAGAGGACGGATAAGAAGACACAAGGACTCTGGGGACTTGTGGGTGGCAAAAGCAAATTCACGGAAAGTGCGTTTGAGGGGCTGAAACGTGAGATTGAGGAAGAAGTGGGGGACACGCCCAAGTTCAAGAAAGTTATACCATTGGAGATGTTCACGTCAAACGATCAGAAGTTCTTCTTCCACACGTATCTGATAGCGATTGAAT